CGGCAGGGATGACCTTCTCGTCCACCTGCCTACGCAGCGCGCGGCCGGCCTCGGTGACCATCTGCTGGTCGGTGTAGTTTCGGCGGTCAATGGTGAATGTGAAGCTCTTGTCCTGCGTGAGCGTCATCGCCTGGGTGGTCGTGCCCAGCTCATCCGGGGTGCCGTAGCGCTGGTTTCCGGTCATCTGGTAGTCATTCATTTCGGAGGTCGCAACACTGTAAACGTTGACGGTGCTAACGCCCTCCCAGTCGTAATCGTTGTTGAAAGCGCCCTCTGTGAGTGATGCCTGCGTAAACCGCTCATCTACGAGCGGACTGTATTTTGCTGCGTAATTTTGGGCCATTTGTCTACATCCTTTCTTTTTGTGTTGTTACGCGCCGTCCTTGAAGCCTTTCACAAAGTCATCAACTTCGGGCCCGACGCCGCCGTGAGGTTTTCCCTCATTCTTCTTCGGCAGCGGAGTCTGTTCTTTGGTGGCAAATGCCGCCGTATTCTGTTCGCGAATCTCGCCCAACTTCTCATCGAAATCAGCCAACGACCCGATAGAGCCTTCTTCGCCGGGCTCGTATGTAACCTTTGCCTTCAGGTCGTTGTACACACCAACGCGTGCGTAGTCGGACGAGAAGTCCTCCCGCGCCAGACGCTCGCGCAAGAGCAAATCCTTTTGGAGGTCATTCACGGTAGCGGCGTGGTCGGCTTTCATCGTGTCGATGGTGCCGGTCGCCGTTGCGAGCTGCGCGTTGAGCTCCTCGAGGTTCACGCCTTCAAATTTTTTCAGCGAATCGCTCGCGGTGGTAAAGTCGCCCTGCAGTTTTGTGAGGTCGTCCGGCGTGATGTCTGCGCGAGAATCGCGCTCGGCGCGAACCTGTCGCAAAGCCTCATCTGCCGCCTTCTTGTTTGCCGTGATGGTATTGCCGTGCTCGTCCATGATTTTCTGAATTACTTCATCGTTCAATCCCTCCACTCCGAGTTCTTTCAAGAAACTCCTGTCCATTTTTTTTGACTCCTTTCTTTTTCAGCTACGCTTATTTACGGGAGTTGCATTCCCTCGCCTCCGTAGTTTAACGGCGTTGCGGCCTGATATATTAAAGGCGAGAACGCCATTCGTTTCCGAAGGTGCTCTCGCCTTTAATAGCTATTCAATTATCACTTGCCCGGTATTCACTCGCTCAAATTCAGTCGGAATTCCCATCACGCTTGAAAACTCCTTGTATTCCTTTCGGTATCCGCGCATTCTAAGTTTTGCAAGCTTCAGCTCCGCTACAATCTCCGGCAACGCACCGTCCTCGACCAGCGAGCCCTCCAATCCTGCTATCACGGACTTCTGTCTGCGCATAACACGCTCCATCTTCCGTTGCTGCTGCCTTGCTTTGTATGCGTTGTAGCTCTTTCCTTCAAACTCGATTTCCTCAAGCTCTTTCGCTTCCAGTTGCGCAAGTTGCTCATCTGTCAGTTTTGGTGGGCTGTCCGGGAAGACGGCGTATTCTTCGTGGTAGCAGTTATAGTCATCAAGCGTTCCGCCGCCGTATTTCTCATATACAGCGCTTTTTCGTGGGTAGTGAACGCCGAGCCTATCGTAGCGCCTACCACCCCACCCATGACTGGGCCGATGCCCCCCGTGCCAACTGAACTCAAAGGTTGTCACGCCCATTTCCGTCGCATAGTATTCAGACTGGCGAACGGTGAGCTCTTTCATCGCACCGAGAACCGCCCTGCGCGCAGCAACATCAAGCCGGTCTTTCCTGCCGGACGGATAATCCACGTATGCGCGGACACCGCTGTCCGCCATGCGCGTTACCGCTTCCTTTACAGCTGCCTCAAACGGCTGCATTCCTGCAGCGACCTTTGTCGTTGCAAAGTTCAATTCGCGCTGGTAGAAGTCCGCGATCGTTTCATACGATAGCTTTCCGTTTCGCTCAACAGCAAAACCCATGCTGCGTGTTATGTTCGCGAAATCGCCTTGGGTTTGCTCGATGATGTTTTGAGTCAAGCTCTGCATGAAGTAATTTTCTTCAAACGGTACAAACGGCAATCCCGCTTTCGCATACATGGGCTTGGTGTATGTGTAGCCGGAGCTTACCGCTTGCGTGAACAACTCCTCAATCTGGCTATCCGAAACCTTCAAGACTTCCTGAATCTTCTTTTGCAAGTCCGTTTGAAACACATCCTGCGCAGACAGCGTTATCAGCATGTTTTCCGATGCGCCGGAAACCAATCCCATTCTTGCGATGCGTCCGGCAATGTCACGGATTCCCCAGTCTTGCAGCTCCCGCATCAGCTGCGCCATCTGTTCAGGGATGGATTGCAGTTTCTCCGGACCTATCATTCGTTACCACCTTTTCGCGCAACAAAAAAAGACCGACACGTTAATGTTAGTCTTTTTTTTGAATTAGTTATTATTCGGTTTTTATGGGAGTGTACATAACCTCATTTGTGCATTCCGGCGGAATTTTACGTTCTTTTGACACTTTCCACACATCATACGGTATCCCATCAGGAAAAGCATCGCACCTTATTTCCCCTTTTGTTGCTCCTCTAAAATGCGCACAATCAAAACATTGCGGGATGCCTTCCTCCGCATACCACCAGCGGGGATGGCTATAAGGTTCTTTGAAGCGATTGTCCATATAATTCCTCCATGTGTACAGCGTATCCCTCAATGGTTTGCTTGATACTTATAGGAACTTTTTGTACGATGCAAACGCCGCCGCCTTGATTGCATCGCTCCCATCAACGCATTTTTGTACAACAATTTTAAGTTGTTCTTCGGTCAAGCCCTTCAGCAACGACTTGTCATTTGTGCGCTTGAAATCATTTACAGCTTTATCGAGATCTGTCATACCGAATCACGCCTCCTTCCTGTCCCTCCGGTTTTAATTTCTTCGCCGTTCTTCCAATCCCATATGCTTATTTGGTTGTGGTCTTTCGCGAGTGAAATCGCTTGTTTCTGGCTTTTCACATTGAAGCTTATTTCCGGTGTGTTTTCAAATTTCCCGGCAGAAGCAACCCCATCGCTACTCTGGGCTTTAAAGTTCTTAACCATGCCGGAAAATTCTTCGTCCGAAAAGTCATCTCCAATTTGACAAAATGTAACCTGAAAGCCGCTTTCGTAGGTAACCTCTTCCAGGGTTTGTAAATTATATGTTGCAAAATCGGGATACTGGTCGCTTTCAAGTTCCTTCATTTTATCGCGATAATTAATTATATCATTTCCATCTGTATTTTGCAAGCTTTCAAACTTCCCGCTTTCGCGCATTGCGTCTTGAACACTTTCCCCACCCTTGATAAAAACGCGTCTACCGGATATCGTTACCCATCGACCGCCATTAAAGCCATCCGCGAAAGCATCCGACATTACTGTAGCCCCTCCTCTTCGTTTCCGTCTTGCATGCTTGGCATCATACTTTGCGCCTCTTTCACGGTGACACCATACCGCCATGCAAGATAGAGCTCGGACCGCAGTAGTCCGCCGGACACCTCTGCCATTCTGCGCTGTATCTCCTTGTCTTTGTCCTCGATGATAGAATCATCAAAAGAGATGGTTATTTCGGGATCCGGGTTCAGCCCCTCCGCCAAATTGTGACGAATGCCAATCTCAATAACGAGGCGGATGAGGTCCACGATTACCGCCTCAAGAATTACCTCGTGCTTTTTGAGCGTGCGGAACATCACGTTGTTTTCGCTAATCACCTGTGTTGCGGTCGCCATGCTGCCATTTTGGTAGCGGAAGAAGTTGTCGCCAAAGCCACACTGATAACTGAACGTGTTCAGCGCGTTTTGCAGGCTGCGTTCATGCTCCTCCGATCTTATGGTGAAGTCCATCTCATAAACAAACGGCTTCCCGTCGAGTGTCACACCGGGGGGCAGTTGGTAATACACCATCTCATTCGGGTCAAACACAGGATTTCCGTTCATCGCATTGATTGCTTCGGTCGAAATCATCACGCGCTTTCGACCCAACACAAACTCGTTCCGCAAACTATCGTACACGATATCACAGAGCTTCATAGAGTCTATCGCGTTTGCAAAAACGGACAGTCCGAGAGGACTGTCCGGGTCGATGTTGTTTGAAATGTTGAGTCTGTCCACAACAAACGGTCTTCTTGCGCTTCCAGTGTCAACCTGCGGCTCCAAATCCTCATAGCCGGGGATTTTCGAGAAGTCCTCCACCTGGACGTAAGAGAAGATTCCGCTTTTCCCGCCATGGGTGTCAGTCGTCGAACCTTTCAGCAGTAAATTCTCAATGTTGTAAGTTGGCTTCCCTTCTTCGTTTCTAGATTGCTTGTCAATCACGAAAAGCTGAACATATAGATACTCGTCACCTTTTATCATTTGCGGTGAATACACGCACAACTCATTGATGATTCCGCTTTCCCACGAGAGCGGAATCAAGTTGTCTGCCGTCGCGATGTTGAACTTGATAGTTCCATTTGCGAAATACGGAACGTATACTACGGTGCCAAAGACCGCTTTGCGCTCCTGGCTTTCGTTCAACCTCACATGCATATCATTTCGGTCGAATATGAGTTTCACAAAGGCGTCCGTAGCATTTCCGCCGCTCACACCGTCTGTTTCCACCTCGTCAAGATCTTCCTTGTTCACCCGCGAGCCATCATCGATTGCCATTTCGCATTTCTCGTTGAACAGAAGATTCGACAGCTGCTCCGGCATGCTTTTTCCGAGTTGGAGCGATGCGCGTTGAACATCCAGCTTTTTCGAGCCGTTAAACACTTGATAATTATGAAAGTCCTCGACAGTACCCTTGTACCACGATTTCCACAGGTCAATAAACCTGTCCATGCTGTCGCTTACCTCGAACCCACGGTCGCTTAAAAACTTGGCCAATGCAGTCTTATCCACAGCCATGCAAGTCACCACTCCTTTCAGTCACTGTCTCCAAAAATTCTTCGCACACCCACACGGGGGGGCGAAAGTTCGCGCCGTCATCCGTAACCGGCAGCACCTCATATTCGATACTCCCAGGACGAATGGCGACGCCTGTAACGAACCCTTGGAATTCGTTGAGAATGTGCCGAACATTTTGTTTTATATCGAACTTGGTTTCTAGTGTCATTGCTGAAACCTCCCCGCCAATTCAATGTTTACCATGTTGGTACACAGCGCATATTCAAAGGCATCCAGACTGTCGATGTTGCTGGTTCCATCGTCAAGCCGAATATCTTTCTGCTTGTTTTTCTCACTCTCGTCCCACACTGCCATGCTGAACGCCTCTTGGATGTGTGTGCATCTTTTGTCTATTTTTAATCGACCCTGCGCGAACAGGGTGTTTGTTAGCACGATGCGGTCCACAACCTCATGCTTCACGCAAGCGCGAACGCTGCACTTTATCCCGAGCTTGTTTACGGAGTTACTCAATCCTCGGACAAGCATCATTTCTGCATTGTCGCAGAAGCATTGCGAGTATCCGTATTTCCGTTCAATTTTTGCTAGCATTTCGAGATGCTTCTGATAAAGCTGCTCCGGGTCCATTTCATCTTTCGTGTAGAACTCATCAATCACGACAGTTTCCTTGTACCCTCTCGTAAGCGCCACCACGACGGATGTGTTTGCCGATTTGTTGTGTCCCCAGTCCACGCCGACAAGAATCGCAACAGGTTTTCGGTCGTCTACAAGATACTCGTTTGCATCGATGATGTAGTCATCGGGATTGTTTGCGAACTGCGGATATATCGCGCCCTCCGCCACAACCCAACGTCCGCGAATAAATCGCTCAAAGAAAACGCCGACATAGAGTCCACGATACCGTGCCTTCATCTTCGCGGATAGACTCAAGTTGTCATCCATGGTGAAATGCAGGTACAATAGGTTCTTCTCCGCTGTCTTGTCAATCCACTTCTCCTTGAACCAGTGCTTCGGGTGTGCGGGATTGCAGTTGAACCAGTAGAGCGAACCCTCAACGGAGCAGCGAGCGACCGCCTGATTCACGAAAGATTCAGGCATCAAGGCAACTTCATCAAGCAGGATGCCAGCCAGTGTGATGCCTTGAATCAGGTCTTGCGAGCTCTCGTCCTTTCCGCCGAATATGTAAAAAAGGTTCGTGACGCCGTTTTTCGTGACCTCTAGAAGATTATCCGACCGGCGGTCTTTATATTTGTATCCGCGAGAGCGCAGCATCAGCTTCAGTATCCCTAGAACATTGCGCCGAAACGAGGCGATTGTCTTTCCGCACATTGCGAGGTTTTGTCCTTGAAAGGTTTCCATTGCCCACATAACAAAGGACAGCGACATAGAGAGTGTTTTCCCGCTTCTGATCGCGCCGTCCGCTATAATCCCATCACACTCGCGATACGGCGAGCCATTTTGCCACCAAAGGAAAACAATCCGTTGTTTCCGCGACATATTCTTGAACTTAAAAACAGGCGTTATTACTCTAGCCATTCGTCTTCCACCATCCCACGCATTGCAGCTATGAACCCATCGTCTTGAATATCGTTTTCTGCGTCATTCTCCGCCTTAGCCTTGCGAAGCTCTATCAACGCACTAATACACCGAAGCTTCTGCGACTGCACCCGTGAAAGCTCGGAATGCGCACGCAACAGCAGCTCGCCGCCGTTTATCGTTGTTGTGGAGAGCTTCACAGTGCGGCCGGGGAGTTTGTTGCCACTCTCTACCTTCTCGCGCTGCAGTTCATTGTACAGATTCCTGTCGGCCTCATTGTCAAACTCGCGCCTATCCTCGTAGCGGTTGATGCTCGATAGAATCAGCCCGTGAGAATCCCCACTAAGCTCCGCTATCTTCTTCATCAGCCGCCGCTCGCGAACCGTGAGCAGCGCCAACTCATCAAGAAGGTGCCGTTCCTCATCGTTCGGCATATCGCCGATGAGCTCGTGTTCCTCGTCATCGAGGACATCCCAAAAGACTTGGGCGTAAACACCGTGCTTCAAATTGTTCTGGCTTCCTGTTGGTGCGCCTCCTCGATTTCCTTTTGCATTTTCGTTTCCGAGCGGTGCGCCTCTTTGTTTCCGAACGTTCGGTTTCGTTTCCGAACGTTCGGTTTGTTTTTTTTTCTGTTTTTCGCCGTCCCAGTCTTGGCTGGATTTCCATCTTCGAACCGTGCCATCGGGCACGTCCAAAGCCTTTGCAATGTCAAGCAATTTCTGCCCGGCGCGATACATTTTCTCCGCCTTGATGCTTTCTTCACTTCGAGCTCTCGGCACAACCACCACCTCTCATTCGTTTTCGGTTTTGAGTTAAATCGCTGCGTCACACGTTCGTCAAGATTTCCGCTTGGCTATATCCGCCGTCCGGCTTTGCCATCATCGCAAGGAAATCCTCTTTAGAGAAATCAGAAAGCCGGAAGATTTCCTCCGGCCTCATGCCCAGCTGCTTGGCGATTTCGGCGGTACTCTTCCCCTCCGCCATCAGACGGCGAACAAGCGCTTTCATCGGCTCAAGCAAATGTGTTCCCCTCGCCCTGTTGTGTGTGACCGTGCCGTAGATATTCGCGCTTTCATCCTCATGCGCTACCACCACCACGGGAACCTTCCCGCCCAAGAGCGACAAGAGCGGTTCTTTCCCCGCCACCGTGTATCGGTGGAAGCCGTCGATGATGGTGTAGTCCGGGCGCGCCACAATAGGCATCGTCCATCCGTTCGTGAGGATTGACTGCGTGAGCAGCTTCAGATTATCTTCGGATACCTTGTTGGGGTTGTAATCGTTCGGTTTCAGCTTGCTGCGCTCAATCCACTGCAAGGTGCCGAGCGGAGCCATGATGTGTTGTTGTGTCATTGCGCATCCCTCTCTTTCTTCCCGGCGTCAATGTAACGCCCGTATACCTTTTGGTACAGCGCCCGATACTCACGGAGCTTCGGGTCGCCGCGGATCAGCGCCGTGTGAATCTCCTTGCAATCCTTTTGGCTTGCAATGGCGCTGATTTGAAGAAAGAAAGTCTTGTATCGTTTCGCAACGTACAATTTGCGTGGGGTGGTGAAGTTGCCCTCCATGTCGCCGAAGAGATCCAGGAGCATCGCCTTGTAGTCCCGATCCTTCTCGCCCTCCATGGCGCGGCGCTTTTTGGTGCGGCGTCCGAACATCTCGCTGTCCCAATACAAGGATGCAAGATAGGCGTTCGGCTCCCGCTTCACAATCCGCTCCATCAAATCCGGGTAATACTCGTTCATCTGCACAAGACTCTTCGCGGTATCCACGGAGAAGAACTGCGATACGCGCAGCTGCCCCTTGCTGGTGCCGCTCTGCCAGAGGTAAAGATATATCTCCGGGATTTCAACGCGCTGCTCAAGCAGGTATTTCCACACATCCCGATTCGTCCAGTCATAGAGCGGGAAAACCTGCTGCTTGTTGGTGACGGTGCGCCCCGCCGTGGTCATGGTCGCAATGTTCTTGCGCCGCTGCACGGATTCCGCCACGCGGATGCCCACCATTGTGATGCCGTCTCTGCACATTCTCGGCAGCCAGTCTTGATATGCGTCTTTCCTGGGCCGCAGCAGCGGGTGATTCCGCGCTGCAAAGGACGGCGGCTTACGAATCCACACGGCTTCCCTTGTGCTGTCCCAGCAGATGAAGGTTTCCTCCTCCGATAAGCTGTTGAAGCAATTGAAGTGCTTGACCTCAACGCAGAACCAGTCGAACGATGCGCCCAGCGCAAGAAACTTCCTGCGCCATGTGAGAACCGTTCGCTCGATGCACGGGAAGATGGCCTCCTCGTCTATGAAATGCACTCTCAATTGTTCAGCGCGGATTTCTCCGCGCTGAATGAGATTTACCACAACCTGGGCAAGCGCTAAGCTGTCCTTGCCGCCGGAGAATGACAAATACACCGGCACACCGTTGCCGAACACGTTCTTGATGCGCTGCTCAGCCGCGGCAACAACATCAATGCTCGCGATACAGCGTTTTATAGCCATATCTTCTCCCCGCATTTGGGGCGAATAACAAAACGCCCCTCTTCGCTATCCTCTGCCGGCGGCTCGGCAGCTGCTTCAGGGGCGCGTTCTTCTGTTGGAGCGGATTCTTCCCGGGCGGCGTTCTTTTCGGCCGCCGCCGTCATGCTTGCGATGGCGTTCTCGTCTATCGTGCCGTATTGCCCGATTTTCTCCGATACCTCCTCGGCGACCGCGACCATGGATTGCAGTATTTCCTCATCGTATCCGGGGATGTCGAGGTCTGCCTGCAATTCGTCCAAAAATTCATTGAACGTATCCAAGTCGTCTATGCCGAGCCCGAATATCTTGTTGTCCGCAATCATCAGCTTTTTCTTCTGATTCTCGCTAAGGCCTTCGATGCGGTAAATATCAGCTTTGGGCGAGCCCATGCGCACCAGCGTCTCATAACAGCCCACCCCCGCGAGGATGGTGTAACTCTCATCCACCACGATGGGGCGGATTTGTCCGAACATCGTCAGACTGCGTTCGAACTCCTTCAGCTGCTTCTCCGTGTGGATCCGCACGTTTCTCTCGGGTCGTCGGAGCTTTTTGATTGCAACACTTTCAATCTTCATTGCTTCGCCACCCCCTCAAGGAAGCGGCGCGCGCTGTCGATGTGCGCTGCGGCGCCGGACACGATGTCCGGGTCAATGCGGTATACCTCTCCCCATCCGTTTTCGGTAGAGCCGGTCCATTGCCGCGCCGCCCATGGATGGGTGCCGCACAAATAGCCTTTCTCCCATCCGTAAGCAGGCGGGAGCGGCAGCTTGTGGTAGTGGATGTATGCCAAAACGGATTCGTGCGTCCAGTCGGCCAGCGGGCTGTACCGCGTGACGCCTTTTCCGTCGGTGTAGATGTTTGCGTTGCGCCCGGTGTAATTTCCATCGGCACGGCGGCGGCCAAGAATCAAAATGTCCAGCTTGTGGTTCTTGTAATACTGCCGCTGCGCACGGTGCTGCACGATTGCGAACCATCTGGATGCAATTGCGCTGTTCGCCGGGAAGAGCATTTCTTCGTGCTGCGCCAGCCAGCGGACATCCTGCCCGGTGTTGATTACCTCACAGCTGCTCGGCTTGTTTTCCTCCACCCAGCGCATAAACGCGGGATATTCCAGATTGCACACGCCGAGCATGCAGTCGGTGATACCGATGCGCTCGCACAGATGACCAAGGACAATGCTGTCTTTTCCGCCGCTCCAGGCATAGGCGGCGCGTTTTTCCGCCGTCTGCTCCTGCATTGCGGCGAGCGTGCGCTGCGCAAGCTCCTCCATCTCATCGCGGGAAACCTGCTCCTCGATGTTCTTCATCGCTTCGAACCACGCCGCGTTGTCTGTGTGCTGTTTTTTACCGAGCATGGCGGCGCACCTCCAATCCGGTGAGGGTGAGCGCCACGATGCCGGACAAGAGCACGGCGGTAATACTGCCGATAATCTTATACAGCGAGATGTTTGCGATGTTCCCGTAGGCAAATATCGGCAGCCCGATAGCCAAGGAAGCGAGAATCCCGTAAAACACGCCGTTTTCGGAGAGCTTCCGCCCCTTGAGCGTCAAGACCGTGGGTAGCAGCGTGGATGCGCGCAGCGTGCCGTAGAACAAAAACAGGTGCGTCACCGTCAGACCGGGGACATTTGCAATCCCAACGGCCAGCAGCAGCAACAGCGCCATGGTGATTTTTGAGCTGCGGATGTTCTGCGCGCCCGATTCCGTTTTCCGGCGGTCGGTGGTCAGTGACGCGGCGGAGCACAGGTTGGAGGACACGGTTGACAGCAGCCCTGCCAGAATCAT